GTTGCCGAAAACCCGCTAGGCCCGCACACCACCACTCATGATGATTAACCCTAAATTGTCCTTATGAACAACCGTTAGTTTGCATGAGGCAACCATCCGCGCCACGGTGACTAGCCGTGACGTAGTACGTTTCTAAGCCTCGCTGCCATTGTGTAACCTTATTGTCACACAATGATGATTTGCAGCATCCATGCTACTTGGATTAACCAATTGGGTCTAGCTCAGGGCGGTTACCAAAAATCATAAAAAGCAGCCACCCCTTAAGAACTAGGTGCGGGAATGCGCCTACCTACTTATGTGTGCGAGCTCGGAGAGGGACACGAGCATCACGCACATCGTAAGCCGGAAGTGACGATCTGTCAAGGGCGCCAAGATCCTCGATATCGGAATTTTCAGCCGACACGAGAACCTTCTTGACAGATTGCGTAGTTGATGATTTATCTACGCTGGAAAGGACAATCTTCTTCAATTGAGCTACTTCACGCTCTAATGAGTCACATGTGAGTGCTGTCTTGTCTACGACGGGACGTTCTTTAGTTGGATCGTCTAACATGGCACCAGCAGCCATACCAACAGCAGATGCTACACTGCTAATCGGCGCTAGCGCGCTAATACCAAATTGAAAGACTGACTTGGCCAACTTAGAGAAGTCAACAGAGTCGATGACGCCATCAGCATCGTACACAACGGACTCTGATTCACCTTCCTCCTCAACCAACGAACTGGTGATCTTAGACCAATCCGCAGCAGCCTCGATTGTATAGTTAAATTGTACGCGTATCGAAATGCCAGTCACACTACCAGGATTGCTCCAATACATATACAACAATGGGAGTGACCACGCTGCACTGAATGACCCGGTGCCAGTGTTAACTGCGCAAGTAACAGTGTCAAACGAATTGCTAGTGTTTTGTGGTACTGAAACCACTCGACCTCGCATCGCGTCTGGACCACTCATAATTGGGTTACGATACTGACCTTGTGTCATGTACGCGTGGTTTAATCCTGCTATCGTTGTACTCATCGATGAAGATGGTTTCGTTGACAGCATTGTAACGTACGGGCGCGGTAGACTGTCCGGCTGAACGACTTCGTACTCAATACCAAAACCGAGTATTCTGCCGATTGTATAAGAATCATTGACAGTTGTTGTTGCATTATATGCTGAGCTTGAGAAGTTACTGAGAGCGAACGCTGTATTCGGACCTGCTGGCATAGCCGCGCTGTTAAGAAAATAGGCGCCGTCCAGTGAACCTTCAGCAAAGGCACAGAATATATACGAGTTGTTGGAGGAGGCTAACAGAGTTGGCGTGACGTAAATCACACTGGTGAGCTTCAAGCACTGCGTGGCAATACCGGGAATTCCAAACCTAGGTACAGATACATGACCGGGGGCCAAGACGTTTGCCATGAACAAACGAGCCATGACATTATTCGTTAGCTTACCCTTTTGGCCACGCATTGACTGTATGATCGATTGGGACCGATACCGTGTGTTGCCAGCAGGCAGAGTTACACCTAACTCCATCAAGCGATCAGCAGCTTTCTTGCTGATATTGTCTTTTCCATTGGGAGCTTTTCCAACCACTCCAGATGAGGGATCCGAAGGTTGTTTCTTCTTCTTCTTCTTCTTCTGTTGTGGTTGTGCCGCAAGCTTCCGCTCCGCCGCCTTGGTTGCAGCTTGAGCAGCAGCTAGTTCCCTAGCAGCTTTCGCGCGTTGTTTTTGAGCTTTAGTCTTCGTCATGGTAGTCAAGCATGAAGAAAGAGAACGGGGATATCATTGAAACTCTGCAGAGCTCGAGCCTACATACTGGCAGGGCTAGTACGTACGTCTTCTGCAGTGTGCCCTGTATATATCTCCCATATCTCCTGGTCTGACAAATAGTTTTTCCATGCTGCTACGATTTCAGGATCGCGTGAACGCTGATACTTCTCACGTAGATACTCAATTAGGTCGGCGAACCACTCTCGACAATCTGCACATCCGAAGGTCTCATTTCTAAGACCGCATGCACGGACGATTGTATTGGCGGGGGTGCCAGACTCATTGAATATCAACATGTTAGTTCGCATCTTGTTACACGGACCTACTGGTAAATACATAGCATGTCCTAGACGTGGCACATTGACAAGCCGAAAACCATGGCCTAAGAACTCACACTCTGTGAACAGACGATACTGTTCAGAGGCAAAAGTGTATTCCATTGAAATTTCCGGCGCTGCCGCGCGAATTGATTCTACATTGAATAAGTGATGAATATCAGGATCGACAGTAGTGTTGTTATCATCACCATTGAGCACTAGGTCAACGTAACGGGTGAATGCGTCGTAGTTGTGAAAAAATCCTGAGTTACCCTCAGTGATTATCATCCACAACACAGCGCAATCTAAAAAATTCTTGAGCGTGTTTATGAGACTAGTTATACCATTTCCACTTGTATTTCCCACGGAACGTCCGTAAACGTCACCGTTAAGGTTAACGAGTGGGCAATGTATAATCTCATAGAACAGGTTCTTAAATCTAACCCAATTGTCTTCCGTGCGATGCTCTTTGGCTAGAAATGACCACACGACATCACGAATGAGATTCAGCACAAATTCTAGTAGAGACCTATCAAACGCAACACCGTCTAATTCAAGTGTCGCGGCACGAAAATTGAAT